CAGCTATCACCAGATAGAAAAAAAGTAAGTGGGTATGGGGATAAATTCTTCTATGCGCAATGCCTTATGGGGGATAGGGTAGATAGTATTCCCGGATTGGGCAAGTGTGGCCCTGTAGCAGCATTTAATATCTTAGAGGCTACCACCAATAGTCTAGAAGCATTTAAGGCTGTCCTAGAGGCTTACAAAGAGGTCTATGAGGGTGATGCAGAGGCTCAGCTATTAGAGCAGGGGCGTCTCCTCCATATGACTAGATATTTACACGAAGATGGCAGCCCTGTGCTGTGGGAGTTTCCAAATGTTTAACATAAATGCTAAAGAGATTCAAGAACTGCGCAACCATATTGATTCACAAAATTACAGGTTAATACAGCTTCGCAGCGATATTAACCGGCTGGAGGGTTTGGTTCTTCAAGCAACCAATACAGCTTGTACACAGGCAGCAAGAGTTACTCACCTAGAGGATTATCTTAAAATTAAAATGGAGTATTCCAGAATCACACAACGTTATGTCAAAACTGAGGAATAATGGGGAATGGACAGAGGCTAGGTATAACAGCTTTGTTAAGGGTGGGCTACGTAGCGCTTCACAGCGTTGGCCTCCTAAGTATAAAGTGTTAAATGAAGCCTGTGTGGGGCAGAAAGTAAATCCAGCATCAGGTAGGTTAGCTAAGTTCTATACATGCAATATATGTAAAGAAGCTTTCCCAGCTAAACTCGTAGAAGTTAACCACATAATCCCTGTGGTGCCTGTTACTGGCTTTGATTCGTGGGACGGGGTAATAGAGAGGATGTTCTGTGAGAAAGAACACCTAGAGGTTTGCTGTAAGCCGTGTCACAAAACTATTTCAAAACAAGAAAACCAAGAAAGAAAATTAAACAAATGAATAACAACGATTTCAAAGGATTTTCACTATTCAACGACATTGAGGATTATGTATTGAGAGTACGTAATCGAGCGGTAACGCTTGCCAATATGGCCGAAGATAATTCGGAAAAAGGGCTTATTAACGTAAAAGGGGTAGCATACATCCTAGGTTATTTTAAAATGGTTCCTGAGGATGAACGAGAAGATGTCCAGACCAAATTCAAATCCACAATGGCCGAACGGGGCTTTCGCATCACCGCATAACCTACCTTATTTAAAACTTATGGATAAAACTCAACAACCTATTGGGCTTAAATATGACCAAGAAAAACCACCAATGGCTCTACTTGATCCTGATTTCCTTGAAGGCGTTGCTCGCGTTCTCGGCTTTGGTGCTAATAAATATGCTGCTCATAACTGGCGTGCTGGTATTACAACTAGCAGGCTTATCTCTGCTTCTTATCGGCACCTTGGTGCCATCAACAAAGGTGAAGATATTGATACTGAAAGCCAACTTCAGCATGTCTACCATCTTGGATGCTGTGTTATGTTCCTTGCGTCGATGCTCACCACTAGACCTGATATGGACGACCGCTACAAGGAGAACGCATGATATTATCTGATATTCAAGTAACATATATAGACAGTTGTGGCTCTGATTTGTCTGTAGTAAACGCGGCTAGAGTGAGCTTTCATAAAGTGTCTGAAGAGGTTAAAGAGGGTGATGAGAAGCTTATCAACTATCTGGCAAAGCATAAACACTTTAGTCCTTTCAATCACAGCTTTCTCAGCTTTCGAGTAAAGGCCCCCATCTTTGTTGCTAGGCAGCTTGTTAAGCATAGATTTATGCCGTGGAACGAAGTGAGTAGACGTTATGTGGATGATGAACTTGAGTTCTACCTCCCTACCGACTGGAGGTTGAGAGCAGCTAGTGTTAAGCAGGGCAGTTCTACCGACACCATTCAGATGACGCAAGATAGGTTTCAAGGTTTTGATCCTATGCCTAATGAATCACTCGTGGTTGCTGTGGCATCTTATGAAAAGCTGTTACAGCTAGGTGTTGCTCCTGAGATGGCTCGCATGGTACTGCCTCAGAGCATGATGACTGAGTGGATATGGAGTGGAACACTTGGGGCATTTGCTGATATGTTACGTTTACGCCTAGATCCCCACACTCAATATGAATCACGTATTGTAGCCAAACTCATCTATCCTGAGATAGAAAAGAGATTCCCCGTTAGTATTAAAGCATTGCTAGGAACTACATGAAGATATTAGTAATCCCAGATATTCAAGCTAAGGATGGTGTAGATTTTACATATCTATCCCATATTGGACAATACGCTTGTGAGAAGCGCCCAGATGTTATTGTGTGTATCGGAGATTTGGCAGACATGCCGTCCCTATCCTCATACGACATAGGGAAGAAAAGTTTTGAGGGACGTCGGTACACTAAAGACATTGGTGCAGCTATTGCTGCGCAAGATGCTTTATTTGAACCGCTATTCTCTCTTAATGCTCAACAGCGGCGTAATGGGAAAAAGGTGTATTCCCCACATACGGTCATGACAATAGGCAATCATGAAAATCGTATAAATCGTGCTGTAGATAATGACCCCAAACTAGAGGGGTTGATCTCTATTAATGATCTTCAATATGGAAACTACTTTAAAGAAGTTTACCCTTTCTTAGACGTAGCCATTATAGGAGGTGTAGCCTTCTCTCACTACTTCGTAACAGGTGTAGCAGGCCGTCCAGCGTCTAGCGCAGCCTCTCAGTTTCGTAAAACCAGTATGTCTTGTGTAGCGGGTCACCAACAGGGTTTACAAATACATACGGGCAATCGTGCTGATGGTAAACTCCTCACCTCTATTATAGCGGGCTCGTGCTATGAACACGATGAAGATTACATGGGGGCGCAAGGAAATAAGCATTGGAGAGGATTCCTGATGCTACATGATGTTAACGATGGGCAATTTGATTTAATGCCTGTATCACTAGATTATTTAAGGAAGCGTTATGAGTGATTTATATACACTAAACGAATACCAGATTGACGCTATGAGTGTGCGTCTTGAGAGCGCCGATCCAACATATGCTCTACTTGGTTTAGCAGGGGAGGTTGGGGAGGTTTACAGCCTCGCTGCTAAAGCTGTTCGTGATGGTAAGAAATTTGATTACCAAGATAATATAAAGAAAGAGCTCGGGGATGTTCTGTGGTTTATTGCAGCAATTGCAGTAGATAACGGTTACACCTTAGAAGATATTGCTAAGAGTAATATCAACAAACTCTTTAAACGCAAAGATGCTGGAACCCTTCAAGGTTCTGGTGACAATCGCTAATTTAAAACAAAGGAATAAATGGCAGATAATAATATACCCAGCTTACGTAGCCAACTTATTGCACGACGTACATATAACCGCCCCCTTGATGATACAGGTAAAGTATTTGAGACTTGGGAGCAGACAATAGACCGTGTTATCCAGCATCAGGCTTGGCTATGGGGGCGGGCAAAGAAGACAGCACTGAACCGTGAGGCACATGCAGAGTTAGGGGAACTACGACAGCTTATGCTAGATCGTAAGGTGCTTATGTCAGGCCGTACCCTCTGGCTTGGTGGCACAGAAGTTGCTAAGCAACGAGAGGCATCCCAGTTTAATTGTTCGTTTACACACGTTGAAACTGTGTATGACGTAGTGGATGTTCTGTGGCTTCTTATGCAAGGGTGTGGTGTCGGTTTCCGCCCCATTATTGGACAATTGACGGGATTTAGTTCTAGGATTCCTGATTTTGAAATCATCCGATCAACACGCACAAGTAAGGGTGGTCAAGAGCACAACTCTGAAACCTTTGTGAATGGTGTATGGACTATTAAAGTGGGGGATTCGGCAGAGGCATGGAGTCGATCTATCGGTAAGCTCATGGCTCATCGGTATGACGCAACCAAGCTTGTACTGGACTTATCAGAAATACGCCCAGCGGGTGAAAGGCTTAAAGGTTATGGTTGGATTTCAAGCGGCGATGCGAGCATTGCTAAAGCGTATGCAGCAATTTTTAATATTCTTAATCGGCGCAGTGGGAGTTTGCTTAGCCGGATTGACATTCTTGATATTGTTAATTGGCTCGGGACTATTCTTTCTTCTCGGAGGAGCGCAGAAATTGCTCTATTTGAGTACGGCGAAGATGAGTGGAAAGAATTTGCGGTAGCAAAGAGGAACTGGTGGGATGGTAATACACAACGAGCACAGTCTAATAACAGCCTCCTGTTCAAACAAAAACCGCTTAGGGAAGAGCTATCTGCCATTTTTGATCTTATGGTGGAAAGCGGGGGTTCCGAACCCGGATTCATCAACGGGCAAGCAGCTACTAGGCGAGCACCGTGGTTTAAAGGCGCTAACCCATGTGTTGAAATATTGCTGGGAAACAAGTCGTTCTGTAACCTTACCGAAACAGATGTTGCCCAGTTTAAAGGGGACAGCGCTGGATTACGAAGAGCCATCCACCTTGCAGCACGAGCCAACTATCGTCAGACGTGTGTAAATCTGTTAGACGGTGTGCTCCAAGAAGCATGGCACCTTAACAATTCGTTCCTGCGTTTATGTGGTGTTGGATTGACAGGTATTGTACGGAGACCTGATCTTTCACCGTATGACTATATAGAACTGCAACGAACGGCAACAGCAGGTGCATATAGCATGGCCGATGAACTTGGGACACCTCGCCCTAAGAACATCACCACTATCAAACCAAGCGGCACATTGTCTAAGGTGATGGACACTACAGAGGGTGTTCACAAGCCTCTCGGTAAATTCATCTTTAATTCTGTTAACTTTGGTAAGTTTGATCCGCTTGTACCGCTGTGTAGACAAGCAGGTTACAAGGTTATCGACAACCCAAGTGATCCTGAAGCAGTGTTGATTACGTTCCCCGTTAAGTGGGATGATGTTCCATTTGACCATTTTGTTAAAGATGGTGTTGTAATGGAGGTGAATCTAGAGAGTGCGATCACCCAGTTAGAACGTTATAAGATGTTGATGACTAATTGGTGTCAACAGAATGTATCAGCCACCATTAGCTACAGCGTTGAAGAAGTAGACGATATTGTTGATTGGCTGTTAGAAAACTGGGATGTGTACGTGGGTGTATCCTTCCTATTTCGAGCCGACCCCACAAAGACGGCTAAGGACTTAGGTTATCTCTACCTGCCGCAAGCAGTGGTAACTAAAAAGGAATATGACGAATACGTAGCAAATATTCAACCTATCCTGCTGGATCAAGCAAACGATATTGATGCTGATATTGAAGATGACTGTGCTTCTGGAGCATGTCCGATTCGATAAAGTATAGATAAAAAAATAGCCCCCTAAGATTGTATTATTTCTAATACCGTCCTAGGGGGCTTTTTCACGTCTATTTCTTTTTACGCTTGTCGTACTGATTCATTGCACGATTCTTAGAGGCATCCATTACCTGTGTGTTACTTTTTCGGTTATCACGCGGATTAGAGTTTTTGTGGTCAATATCCTTACCGTCACCCTTACGAACTCTACCCTCTGCCATAGCCTCATTACGAGCTGCATTTCGGGAAGCTCGATCTTTCTTGCTAGAGGCTTTCGAGTTATACTCACGTTGGCGAATTGAATCAGCAGTAGCAGTTTTACTAAACTGTCCTTTTTTTGGCATACTATTTCCTATTATGAAATTTAGCTATTTCTTCTTTTAAAATAGAAATAGTCTTGGGATCTTTGGTTCTTGCTAGCTCCTCTTTAAGCCCATTTAAAAATACTGGGCTTTTCATTTCAGCAGAGCGAGCAGCATCTTCTTGTGGGCTAAACTTAACAGCTTGCGCCATAGCACCCTCTGATGGGTACATAGGCGCTGTAGGGGCAGCAACAGGGGCTGGGGGCTCTGCACGCTTAGTAGGGGCTGGGCTAGGTGTCTTTGGTGTGTATGAGAACATTTGACCAAAGAATGATTCGGCCCTGCCCATTAGGCTTGTGGGCTTAGATTCCTGAGGTGCCCCTTGCGGAGGGGGTGGAGGGGGGCTGTTAAACACCTCTCCAAAAAACTCACTTGCTCGTCCCATTTTTCACCTCTTGAAAACTGTTCTCAATATCATTAAAATCCCCACCTAGATATTTATAACTCTTACCGTTTTTAGCGGTAACTACTTGACCTACAGCCAGCTTCTTAGGATCGGGATAGGTGTTAGGCATGTAGACATGTTTATTACTCTCCCAGAATTTGCTATAATCTGTACTAGCTTCTAAGTGTGCGCCAATGTGGATAAGTTGATTAATACCTTGCTGAGCCTCACGAAGACCTTCTAACATCTCTCGTTGGGCCACTACAGCCGCAGGTGTTAAGTTCTTAATAGGCTTAGCCTCAAAAGTAACACCACTCCCTGTGAACTTGAGCGTTACAGCATCAGCCACAGTAAGAAGCTCTTTCGATCCGGGTTTCAGAAGGGCCTCTGAGTAAATAGATCCAGTGTCTAATGGTTTGGCTAGCCGTTTCTGGATAGCATCAACAACAACTGGTTCAAACATCACTTGAAGGGTTTTCTGAGCCGCCCCTGCTGCTTCTTTCGATATAACCCCACTGGCAATAAGACCAGCATATTCAGAAGATGCAAAGAAGGTTGCTAGTCCTTTCAAACTTGCAGGGTTAACCCCTTTCTTACTAATTAGCTCCGAAGTTTGACTGAGGATGTGATTGACAGAGTTACCAGCTTGTAATGTGGCAATCTCTTTATCAGAAATTTTACCATCTTTGAGATCTCTAAGACCTGCTTTTAACAGCTTCAACACCTCAGGCTCTGTGTCAGGATCTCCTACAAACGTTGGTGTAAACGAACCATCCCCAATGGGTTTAGCACCCAATGCAGCTAGGAGGGCTACCGCCTCAACCCGTGTTTGAAGTTGAAGGTTATTTGGCATAAGCTTATTAGCAACAATCAAGGGAGCTGCCTTCGGGTTAGCCATAGCTACTAGCGTCATTTTAGTAGTGGCCTCGGAAAGCTTAGTTTCCATCGCCGTAAGATTGGCTTTCGGATCAGCCATCTCTTTACCAACCTGATAAACGGTATCAAACAGAGATTTAAAAGGAGCAGCTAGTTCTGGATTGGTTCGTGCTCCTGCTGCCAGCATTCCAGATATATTAGAATATCTAGATGACATGGCGGCCATTGCCTCTGCTTGAGTCATCTTACCTGTACGAACAGCATCGCTAGTTGCTTTAGCAAAATCTTGGAAAGCAATTAGATTGGAGCCTGCAACTTCGTTAACAAGTTTAAATGCTAAATCTTTCTCAGCTTTAGCTTCAACACCAGCGTCATGCCCTGCTTGTGCGCGTCTATCTGTCCTTTCTTGATAGAACTTAGACAGCTCTTGCTCAGCTACAATACCTGCTTTAGCTGCCTTGATCTGAGAATCTTTGTAGGCCTCTGACATACCAACAGGGAACTCAAATCCACGAGCTTGTGCTTGAGCAATATCAGCCTCTCGACGCTTACTCTCTATCTCTAGGGTTTTCTCAACGTCCCCTTTTTCAGTAAAGCCGCGAAGAGCCTTACCGGCTTTCTCAAAATCCTCAATATATTCCCCATAACCAGCAGCATACTTATTAAAATTGGCTTTGCTGCGTGCTGCTGCTTGTGAGGCGTTCATTTGACCGCTGGCTACAGCCTCGTTGAATATGGTTTCCTCTCGGATATACCCATTCACAATCATAGCTTTCTTCTTAGCCGCATCCTCTTGACGAGTGGATACCAAGCCTTTTGCAAAAACATCAACAATGCTAGCGAGAGCAGGGCTTGTTAATAGACCGCTTGTATCTGGTGCTGCCTGTTGCACAGCTTGAACAGTATTAGCTCCTGCCCCCTGAGGAGCGGAAAGCTGTGTTGCACTTACCGAAAAATCGGCCATATTAATTATTCCTTTACATCATATTTTTCACGAGCGTTCTCTACGTCTGCCGTGATTTGTAATAGCATTTTCTTTTGCTCATCCGAAATTGGAAGCTTAGAAATACGATCACGGGTATTACCTATGCCGGGAATATCTACAACTTTAAGAATAGAATCAATCAATATTTGATCTTTGCTACGTAAAGCTTTCTCGATTTCTGCATTCATAATATCCTGTGCTACTGGATCGTTCTGATAAGTACGCAACACCTTACCTGTTACTTTCGTAATCCATTGTAGGTCTGCATTATCAGTAGCCAGCTCAGTGGTGTAATAAGCCATAATAGCTTTAATATCTTGCGTTACTCGCTCTTTATGCGCTTTCACATCAGCACTATTCTCTTTTATGCTTTTAAACATATCACGAGTTGTAGAAGTGCCAAAACCAAACACTTGCATTACTGCTTCCGTTACACCCAATCCCTCGTCTGTAAGCTTACCTGTTTTATCCCAAGTCTTACCTGTATCTAGGATCATCTGAGCCTTGGTGATGTTGTGTACACCGGATAAGACTTTAGCCACCTCTTTAGCCACCCTTACGGCGCTCTCAGGAGTTTCATCCATATCTTCAGAGAAACCAAAGAGTCGGGATAGAGAGGCTAGAGCAACACGCACACGTCCACCATCTTTAAGGAATAGCTGACCAGCGGGGCTATTAGCAATAACCGCTGATGGCCCACCTGTTAGGAAGTGGGTGATAAACTCTTTCCAACCGGATAGGGATGGATCGTAAGGAGCTAAAGAGGAGAAGTCTATAGATACAGGTCGCTCAGCAATCTGACTAAGCAGTTTGTTAAGCATTGCACTCTCCAACCCCCAAGCAACAGCTTCTTTTGCAACAGGATCATCTGGTAAAATATCTTTACCAAGCCAGCTTGCAACAGCTACCGCAGGGCTTCCCCACAAAACCATATCCATCCCAACCATACGCATACGAGTTGGTATATCTATTCTGCGATTAGTCACTTGTAGCATCATCTTATGACCCACTTGCATAAACTGCATAAGAGCTGATGGGGATGTTTGGTTATAGGGGAAATCTCCTGCAAAGTTCATATCCCCAGATACAGCTCGAATTTCAGAATATGCTTCATCACGTTGAGCTAAATCTTTTAAATCACCACCTTTCCGCATACGTCGCTCATAGACAGCAGCAGCGTGCAGTAATAGGTTGATAGTTTCCCCTGCATCAAAACCAATCTTACGTGCAGGAATTGTGACGTATTTACCTATAGCTCGCCCAACAACGTTGGTAGAATCGGCTGCTTCCAGAAGGGTTCCGCGTACAAGATTGCTCTTATCCACAGAGTCGAACAACCCACTAGCTTTAACAAACTGGGCAAAGTCGTCATGAACTAGGTGTGGTGTTTTAATGTGGGTAATGTCGCCAATAAGTTCAAAACCCTTACCAATAAAATTAGTAAACCCGGGAAGCTTCAACTCTCCCCCCAGATACCCAGCAGCTAGCTTAATAATACCACCGTTAGCCATCCCCGTAGGGTTGTACGATGCCATACGTAGCGCCTGATGCGGCTGAACCACCCACTGACGAAACACGTTACTGACAATGTATGTCAGATATACACTGCTTTTGAGGCTAGTGGATACGGCAACATCCGAAGCAGCCAGCGCACCACGCTCCATTTTTGCAAGCTTTGTACTACCAGTGGCAACGCTATACTTACCTAAAAGGCCAGCAATATAATTAAACCCAGCCTTGATAACATCATCCATTGTATTGATGTAGCCGTTCTCTAGATAGTTGATGTACTCGTAGGCAGTACGAGCATCACGAAGCTCTTTTGTAGTTGCCTCCCCCTTAGAGGATATAGCCTCTATACGGCTAGGCCATGCCTTACCCCCAGCACCGTTAGACTCTAACAGGTGTCCAAACTGCTCAATAAATCGAGCCTTAGCTGCTTCCAGCATAGGCCGGTTTACAGTACGCCCAGAGATACTCTTAGCAGCCCGTACAGCGCTGTCTACAGGGTTGACGATGTAGCTGCCATCACCTAAGTGATTGAGCCCGCTAGCGTCCTCTAGGAGCTTGCCACGTTGCCTTTGCGCAATACGACCGCTGGCAGAATTAACATCCCACCACTCATCTCCGTCCCTACGTAACCCACGTACATCCCCGCGTACTCTATACGTTTTACCGTTACCAGCCGCTGTCATTCGTGTTGCAAAAGCCGTAGCCTCTAACGTATCACCTGCAACCGCAACTGTACGTATTACATCCCCATCAATCTCATCAACAAACTTAGCATTCTTTGCATATTGAATCTGGAAATATCCATCTCGATAGTTAAGAACACTGTCCGAATTATTAAACTTACGTGTATACTCGGTTGGGGTGTTACGAACAATCATATGCTCAACAAGCCTACCGTTAATCTCTGCCGGTCTACGTAGTTTTGCATAAGTGCCACCCGCTTGATACAAGGCATCCCCTTGAGCTTTGGAATGAGATATAATCGAATCTGTAGCAGGATCGTAAAATCTTACGATGTTTTGATTCTTCGGAATAGGCTTAACGTACAGTTCAATGTTGGGATTCTTGAACATCTGATAACCTTGGGCATCCAAAGTACGCACTAGGTCATAGTTTTCGAGATAGTAATGGCCATCCCAAAATGTCTTCCAGTTGTGGATTACGTTAATCTCTTCAGGACTAAACTGTCTAGCTTGTAGGGCTGTTCTATCAAAAGCAATACCGTTATAATTAGCTTCTTTGAAATAATCCATGAGAGCCGCTTGTCGAGCCTTTGGAAGCTTAGTATACGGATCAGAGAAATCAGAAGCTATTGAAAGCATAACTTTCTCAAAACGGCTAGTGGCATCTGTTGCCACGGAAGCAGGGCCTGTTATGTTCTTAGGCAGCATTGATGCTGCATCCATTATGTAACGAGCTGCACTTCCTGTGCTATTCGACGTTAGACCTGGGATACTGTCTAACAAATTCCTCTTGATAATCATAGGCTCTAGTGACGAACCCCCTTTATCTGCATTATAGAAATCAGATGGAGAGATTTCACTATAGGAGCTAATACGCACCTTATAGCTCCCCTCTTTACCAGCAGATTCGGCAAGAGTAGTTGGCACATAATCGAGCCCAGAGCGCTTCATAAGTGTAATATCAGATTCAGGAATGCCGGTGTTCCTTAAAGCAAAGCGAGCTTGCGTTAGGGCGTCTTCTGCTTTTAAGAAGCCACCCTCTGCTGTACCATACATTCCATCAATGCGAATACGTCCACCAGATATAGAGAATGCAGTCTCTGCATCATGGGGTGTAAAACCCTCAGCAGCTTTAAAGTCATTTACACGACTAGCGCGAACAGCGGCTTTCTCAGCAGCAGTGTAATACGTTGCACCGGTGTCATGAATCAAATCAATAACCTCATCAGCTACCTGCATCTCCTTACGAAGGTTACGACCAATATCAGGAACCTTGGCAGTGACAGCGCCGCTCTCTGTAACCACTTGAGGGAATAC